ACCAAAAAGAGCCGCACGGCCCTCAAGGATGTCTTCGTAGGGCACACCAGCATCGAGGTCACTCTGAATAAGCGCAGCAGCTACAGGGTGCATCGTACTCAGATCAGGCTCAATCCCCATCATCAGCGCACCAACAACAGGATCGGTAGCGAGGCCGTCAACTTCCCACGAAGAGATGTCGAAGGCTTCAGCGTGTTTAGCCTTAGCGTCTGCAAACTCTCCCTTGTAGAAGTGGATGCAGCGAAGTTTGTAGGTTGTGTCGTCCACGGTGAACACACCGCAATCCTGGGAGTTCTCCCAATGGATACCGTAAAGATACCCAGAGGGAGAATCTACACTCACTTTATAGTAGGCCGCAAAGCGCGGTCCTCGGTCTATGAAAGGCATTATGCCACCATCCTTGTTTCGATTTCGGTGTCGGACATGCCGCCCTTGTTGCTTACCATGACTCTGCGGAACCAGATTGGAACAGTGTTGCCATAGGCTAGACGGAGGGCAGTGAGGGGGTTGAAGGAGCCGTCAAAGTTCGTCCAGGCGCTCCACTGAATGGCACTGTCGATGCCGATACGTTTGTTGCCAACTCTAAACTGCGTGCCGTCTGCGTTGGTCTGGACTATTTTGATATGGCGTTCGTTGCGGGACCAGTTAATACCAGATGTACTACGAACACTTGTACCATCAGCACTTGTAGCGCTGTATCGAATAGTTCCATCAAAATTTTTACCAAAATATAAGGTTGAAAGAATAGTATCGCTACTCGTCAAAATACCATGATATACACTTCCAGATGGTATATCTTCCGCAGATGCACCCATCGTCACCTCAGCCGCCACCGTGCATGTAGCGGGTTTGAGTTTCTGGACGGATATGTTGTCTACAGAACCATTAACAGAATCACCGGTGAACCTAATACCAGTGGCTCCAGTAGATACAAACTTAATGGAATAGAATCCACTCGCTGTTGCAGTAAAAACAGATGTTTGTCCGACTTCACCAAACCCCATTCCACCACCAGATGAATATATATAATTAAAAGTAGCTATATACGTTTTCCCTGATTCAAGGGATATATCTTGAGAAAGTTCACCATAATCTGGTGAAGTATGAGTAGCCTTACCGCCTCTAATAGACCATCCAGTACCCTTAACCCAATCACTATCCGTATCAAACGTCCCATTAGTAACCAACTCCACCCCATCAGTTTCGCTGCGCTCAAAGCATTGCATAAGCGGAGAGGAAAGGCGTTGGACGGAGATGTTATCTATTGTAGTAGTACCAGTACCATAATAACCATTAAATCTTATCCATAACGTAGCGCTTGTAGCAACAAATGTATACGTATGGATTCCAACACCTAGATTGTTTAATGCAGTATATTGCGATCCATTTTGTGATGTTCCAAGTTTAATACTATTATAACTACCAGTTGTGCTTGTGATGGTAAGTGAAAGTGTATATTTACCACCGACAACAGTAGATATAGCTTGGTCTGTTATACCAATATCACTAGTTCCATATGAACTTAATAATAATTTTGAATCACTAGCGCTAATAGACCCTGTACCGATACTACTATCTAACCACCCATCTACACCCTCATCAAACCCACCATTATACACCAACTCCACACCATCAGGCTCTTCGGCCATATCGAAGTAGATACCGTTGTTGCCAGAGGTTCCAGCAGCGGAGGCTACGGTTGTTCCTGGGGGGACGTAGGGCATGGGGGCTGAGGTGGCGGTGAGTTGAGGACATGTTATATAACAATAGAAGCCACCAGCACCACCAGAAGAGTTAGGATAAATATAGGTCCGCAAAGAATTACCTACTGTAAATCCACTGATCGTACAGGATAATTCATACCAGCCATCATCTAATTCAACCAAACCAAAAGTTCCACTGCCAGATTTAATGGTTATATTAAGGGTGTCCCAATTAAATCCTATTTGAACAACATTAGAGCGAAGTGTTGCGTCCCAAAATAGCAGGTCTGTATTAAATGCAGTGCCTCTTTTGAGTTTAACACTAAATGTTGCGTTACTAGATGGAAAGGTGGCCACTGTCTGAAGACTGTATGCTCCAGTTGATAGGGATTCTGCCTTGAAAACAGGTGAGTTCCCAAACCTAAGGTTCGTAAGCTCATAATCTACTAAACCACCACCCCATAATGTTGAGGCAAGGTTTTCGCTACCAACCGCAAGCAAGTTCCCATAACTCGGCCCACACCACACACCCTTATCACCATGAATAGCAGGCACGTAGTCTGTTAGTTCGTTAACAGTGGTGAGCGGGGGTACGTACGGGGCGGTAAAAACTGTTGTTAGCTGTGGGTTTTGAATGCTAATTCCAGAGACACCATCCCCGAGATAATTTCTATTTGATGCCCAATTGGTATCCTTTGCAACTCTAACATCAAGAACAATACTGGTTGCAGATGTAGCTACTCCACTTACATATACGGTAATTGATCCATCATTATTCCTTATAGACCTGAAGACAGGTGAGCCAGAGACGCTAGCCAATGCGCCAGTAATTAAATCCACAGACACAAAGTAAACGAGGCCGCCGCCATTCAAGCCAACATACGCAAAATTTCTACCATTCGGTTTAATAGTAATACTGCCAGTATAACTCACGCCAATAACGGCTGTGATACCACTTGTAACATAATGAGCTTCGGCTAGTACTGATTCGGTAACTTTGTACCAATCCCCATCAGTGGTTATCGTCGCCCCTGTTTTGCTCCAAGTTGTAATGTCATTAGAGGTAATGTGGTTCGTATACCCAGGCCCACTCCACCAAAGCCGCCCATCACCATTAAGGTCAGTAGGTTCATTCAGCCCAACATAGCTCCCATCTTCAGCATACATCCTGTCACTGTAAGACCAGTTAGGATCGGGACCAACAGCACTACGCTGCCCACCGTCTTCTACGCGATAGAGGAGCTTAACATCATCGAACCGTGTAACCTTCCCATACAGACTATCGCTCTGGGGAATTTCAATCCACCACAATCCAATGTTCAAATATACTTTCTTAGGCTCATACGCATCCACAATACAGAAAGTGCCCTGCTGGTAGTCACCAACATTGGGAAGGTTCTGAGAACGAATGACAGTGTAGGGCATCCAATCTCTATCAATCTTACCCTGACTGTCTGCACGCACAACCTTGTCGGCGGCGGGGGAGGTAGAGGTTTCAGACTGATTGACAGCGTTGATCTGCGTAGTTGTTACGCCATGAGGATTAGCTGTGCTCGCAATGTGAGACTGAATGTTAGAGTTTGCAGGTTCAGCACCAACCTGAGAGTAGGTAACGCCATGAGGATTAGCTGTGCTCGCAATGTGAGACTGAATGTTAGAGTTTGCAGGTTCAGCACCAACCTGAGAGTAGGTAACGCCATGCGGGTTACTGGTGTTTGCTATATGACTTTCAAAATCTGATATATCAGAAATATCTATACCCGCTGCTTGTCACCCAGTATCTGTTCCATAATATAAATGATTTATATCCTCGACATAAATCATTCGACCTTCATCAGTGGATTGTCATGTAGGAAGTGTAGACACCTTTTGGTGAATAAACTTACCCTTCATTTCTATACCGTGAAATTTCATCTATTTGTCCTCAAAAAGAAAGAAGTTAGAATTTCATTTTCGTGTTAACTTTTTAGGTTAAAAATAACAGGACTTGGGGATCCCTCGAAAATAAAATTTTGATTATAAATTTATTTATAAAAATTAATACTTAATACAGGGAAGCAATGCAATGTTTCTTGGTCTTGTTTCAGTTCCTCCCGTGTATCCAATACAACCTGGATCACTTGCTGCTCTTTCTGCATCATCAGCATACAATCCCGGGGCATACAACTGAGGACTGTTCGAACCTCTATCATTGCCATATTGTGTATGTCTATGACTTTTTAGTTCATCACTTTGAAAACTTCCAAAGCTTCGCCCAGAATCAATTCCTCTACCAGCATCTCAACACCTAATAAATTCGCCTCTAAGATCAGGAACCCCGAATGTTGTAGTTCCATTTCCCGCCCCAAATGTTGTTCCAATTGCAGAAAATAATGAAGAATAAGTAGTTCTTGAAACAATAGAGCCGTTACAAATTAAATATCCTACCGGAGCAGTATTTCTTGCAAAATAAAGAATGGCTCCAGGGGGGACTAACTGATTTTGAATTAAATCAACAGTATCATGAGGGTCATTTGTATCCGCTACATGGGCATTAAATGTAGATAAAGGTGTTGCTCCAATTTGAACAGAGGTCACTTGATGAGGATTATTAAAATCATTAATGTGATTATTAATTTCATCAATAGCTGTGTCTACATCATCTGAAATAAGTAGTCGTACTCACTCAGTTTGAGATCCGTAATAAACAACACCACCCATTTCTGAGCTTATATAAACATATCGACCAATATCAGAGTCAACATCAAATTCTGGAAGAGCATCAAGTTTTTCCAGAATCATCGGTCCATCCATTTCTATTCCATAAAATTTCATTTCTTACCTCTTAAAAATAGCCAAAGATTTTAACAACAGCATTTGGATTTGATCCAGCTTTAATCTTAACTTCATTTTCATCAATACTTTCAATTTCTGTTAATGTTAAAACTTTCTTTACATCCGTATCCCAACATGTTACAGAAGGGTATTCCTGATTCAAATTGTGAACAATATTGAAAGAATATACTCCGCCACCTTCATCAGTCCATGCTGTAATAGTTTGGGTAAATGTAGAATTTGAAAATCTTTCATGAATATCATAAATTGTTTTATTGCTTACAATTCTATTATAAACAACATCATCTGAGCTGGGATCTACCTCATATAGTCCATGAGCATAGCCTGAGGGAGCTGCAGATAGAGACATTGTTTCAAAAATAAAATTTCTATGATCTTCTCAACCTTTAGCAATTGTATTATTTAAAATCTTATTAAAGGTTGGATCCTCATTATAAGCATTAACAGGTTGAAGATTGTGAGGATTTGTAGGATCAGGAGAAATCAATATTGAATTAAATACAGCATTTTTATGCGTTTGTCATCCATTTGCAAGAAAATTATTAACAACTTTATTATATGTTTCATCGGTCTGTGATAAATCAACATTTGTTAAACCATGAATAGGAAGTCCATTATAAACGACATCATGGTTAGTATGCGTATAAAAAATATTTGCTAAAGCATTACTAATAAGTTTATTTTTATATGTCGAAGATGTATCAAATTCATCTACACCCTCAACAAGAGGAAAAACATCAATATAATCAATAATGCCGGAAGAAATGCCATCTCTTTCCCAAGCTATTTTAAATTTAGTACCCCTGGAATATCCAAGAATTGTATCTTCTTCATCTGCAACTCAAAATTCAAAATAACCATTGGATGTTGTAGTTAATTGGGGCGCCACATTGAGTGATGTTGTTAAATCCTCTGAAGTAAAAATATTAGCAGGTGTACTTGTTCCAGCTAAAAATACAGAAACACTAGCACCATTAATAGGCTGCCCTTCCTGATTTAAAAGAAATTGTCAAAAGTGATATCTCATTTATAACTTCCTTATAGATACTCTATAGAATATTGTCATTGTAAAATTTTGAGATTTATAAATGTTTGAACAAAGAGTTTCAAATAAAACTTCATCCAAATCTGTCAATATCTCAATTTTATTTATAGTCATTAGAACTTCTTTTGGCACATCTAATCTAAAATATATAAAATTTTCATCATTTCACATTTCAGTAATTAGACTTTCATAAGTCAAACTTGTTAAATTATTTGACAATTTAAACTTTGTAAGTTTAAGAATATCTGTAAAAATAGGTGAACCTATTGCTACTAATACAGCATATCCGGAAATTTCCCTATCAAATTCAATAATAGTATTATTTTCATCTAATAGAGTTATATTCTTAGGATATATTTTTTTATTTTCATCATTATATATATTTACTAAAACACCCGAATACCCTAAATTGTGGTTTATATTTCAAACATTTGAAGTTGTATTATTATGAAGATATGTATATCTATCTATAATAATTTGTCCTGTTTTAATACTAGTACTTACTTTATTTACTTCATCTAATTTTATATATGATGGAATAAACTCTTGTTTTTCTAAATCAAATATTTGTGTATAAACTTCTTTTACATTTAAATTATGAGAGATCCTTCAAATATCTGTGTCTAAAGTGGGTTCTTCTACATATGTAGAAGAATTTATTAAAACAAAAATTTGCTCGGGTTCATCCAAATACACTACTATATTATTTTCATCAACAATTTCAATTTCATCAGGAATTATAAGTTCATTAGTAGCATTATATACTTGGATATTAAATATAGATGAATTTAGATTATGATTTATAGCTAAAGATGATACCTCTCCTATAGAAGGAAAAACATTAATGTCATTTTTTTGAGTTATAACAGCGTATCCAGCAGTAGCCTCTCCAAAATATACATTAGTTAAATAATTTTCAGGAACAGATATAATTTCACTTGGATATATTTTTTGAGAATTACTATCATAAAAAGAAATAAAAAAATTAGAACCAAAAAAGTGATAGAATGTCCATAAGTTTGATGGTGTAGTTTGAAAATGCACCATAGTAAATTTAGTTTTTGCGACTTCTATATCAGTAGGTACTATAGAATAAGAATCCTCATCTATAACAGTGAATGTGTCCGGATTTTCAGCAAAATCGTCTTTGAAGAAATCAGAAATATAATATTTTGTATCGAATTCTTCAACATTTGTCTCAATAATTTTTCTAGCTGATGTTATAGATCTTTTAATAAAAGCAAATAAATTACCAATATAATTTAATTTAATTTTAATTCTATTAGAATCTAAGATTGTAATAGCTTCGGGATTAATGAGGGAAAGTTCAAAACTATAACATTGAATAATTGGGGTATACGTATTTAAATTATGATTTATTATGTATTCATTAGAAGAATTTATATTAAAATATTCTATATGAGTATCTGAAAAAGTAATATTTGTTGTAAAACTTTTTGAATTTAAAAATACTTCTTGACTTTTAGAATATAGTGGAATATAATTAGTAGTTAAATCTGTTAAAGGAGATATAAAAATATTATAATCAGCAACTCGATTTAAGGGTCTAAAAAATTCTCAATATTCATATACTTTATCTGCTAATGTCTTATTAAAAATCTCAGTTTTATGAATAGGTGCATTGGTTAGATCAATTTCAACCTTATATGCAGTAGATAAACATTTCGTATCTTGATTTACAGGATAATCAAAAGTGTTATATTTTTTAGTTCAAATATCATAATAAGAATTAGGTAATGGTTTGATAATATCATAGTATCCATACCAGGGATGTTCTTCATATGATTCGTTAGGAATTTCCCCAATAATGGTCTTATCATGCCATTTTTCGTAAAAGTTGATTAAATTATTAGAGCCTTTAGTAAGCAATTTTCAAATAGATCTTAATGCGGTAAATGTTCCTTTTTTCTTTACAAGGTTAATAAGTTCAGCAACAAAGCTTCTTTTTGCTTGATCTTCAATATCTAAGTCATCAACATTAATACCAAATACAGCAGACATTAATGCGAGATATTTATCGTCAATTTCATATGCATCATAAATACTTGGAATATTCTTTTCTAAACTATATATTTCGTTAAATATATAATCAAAATTATAATATAAGAATTTAGTTAATTTATCTGTCCGTTGATGTTCAGGTATACAATTAATAATATAATCTGTTATTCCATAATATTGAATGCTATACAAATCCTCTATATTAGATTTCTTGTAAATATTACCAAGGTAAATAAAGGGTTTATTTACATTAATATAATTTTCAATAATAAAATCTAGTGTTGTTTGGTCTTTAAAATAATCAGCTGCATTATTCGTAAGCCAAAGATAAAAAGGGCTATCCTTTCTAAAATAAAGTTGATCTCCTTCAACCACTGATGTAGTACCAACTAGATCAAAAATTTTGAAATAATAATTTTCTCCAATAACTTCAGTAAAAGTTGTTGAAGGAACTGATGTTTGATCATTTTTAAAAATTGAAAATTCATTCCCATTGATCGAATCTATAGTTACCCAAATGGATCTATAACCAAAACTTTCATCCTTAACAAATAATTCCTGGACAGGAGCACCCTTAGTTACTATTGAAGTCTTAGGGCCTATCAAAGATGTTGAGCTTGAAGGGGTCTGAGAATAGTACCCCTTCAAGATAGAAAAATATGTTGAAATTAGAAAATATGGTATATCTGAAAATTTACCTTGCATAATTTATCCTTCATTTAAATATTGACAAGCTTCATCTAATAAAATAGGAAATTGATTAAATCCAAGTTTAATAGGTCTTAAAAAGTTGTTATATGTAGAACTGAGTTCATCTATGGTATACTGAGGGAAATTCTTATCATAATTAGGTTCATAAATTACGGTCTGAACTCCAGATAATGATGTTGTAAATGTGAAAATGTCTCTAATTACAAGATTTTCAATTCCTCTAACATTAGAAAACTTATCATCATCTGATACTTTAGATATGTCTAAAATGTAATTGTGAATTTCCTTGAAGTCTATAATTTCATTGAAATTTCTATTAGCATCATCAAAATAATATTTTAGTTTGTTTTCAACATCTGTCTTAACATTGTTAAAATTATACATTCTTTTGACTTTGATTCCAATATCAAATCCGAAGTATACAAGATCTGGGATAACAAATGTTTCAAAGTTGTTTAAATATCTTCTTGGTTCTAAATAAGATTTAAGAGTATTAACAAAATCGGTACTATATTCTTGAGGTAAATTAACCTCTGCAGTTAATCCTGGAGTAATAATCCAATCAATAGCAGATAATGAAATTGTACTAGTGTCCCAATGAGAAGGAATTAACGATAGATAAACTTTATTATATTCTCTAGTATCACCGGGATTAACCTCTTGTTCTCCCCATGCATTTGCTTTTACAACATCAGAATGAGTTTCTAGATGAGAAGTATAATCTGCACCAGTTACATTCCTATATTGTGATTCTAAAACACCTAGTGTAGAATTAATAAGCTCTGTAATTGATTCAGGATTAGAAGCATTATAGGATTCAAATTCATTAGATATGCTAATAAGATCTTTTTCTACATTGTAATCCTTTGTAATATTTTTAATAAAATATGAATTGAAAGTATCAAAGGAATTTTCAACTAATATAGGAATTTCCTGAGTGTTTTCAAAATCACTAAAAGTAAATGCAGCAACAGAACCATCTTCACCCAATGTTTTAATAATAAAAATTCTAATTTGATCAGTTACAGCGGGAACATTATTAGCTGAAGAGAATCTAATATTGTATTGACCAAACTTATTATAATCTAATCGGTAAATGTTATCATTTTCTTCAATATTAGAATAATCCTTAATGAAGTTATCAACTCTGGTTCATGGAGTTCCATTTACATATAGAACAATAGATGTATTGTCATCTGTGTATATACCATCATCAGAGATACCGTGATCAAAATTAAAGAAAGGAAGGAAAATTGTGTTATTAATTACATCTTCCCCGGTATAGGAAAGTGTTTCAATACTGCCCTGAGTCAGTGTTAAATCAAATTCATATGATCCTACAGCAGACGGAGAAACTGTAATAGTCGTGTCTTGAGTTGTTAAATAAACAATTTCTTCTCCTGTCGCATCATCTGTTAATCCAGTTGAAATTGGATATCAAGCAGGAATAAACAATTGATCTCCAGGTTGAGGAATTCCTTCAACTCATGGATCTACAGTCACTTCAACTGTTAAATTAACTTTTGCTGAAGAATATCCTTTAGGGTAATATCCTCTAAGGTTTGCCATCATTGAAGCAGTTTCATAAACCTCAGTAGATTCTATGAACATATTTTTAGCAAGCTTATTTAGATAGTATACATTCATTTCAGAAAGATATGAAAGTAACTCAATAAGCATTGTAATATTGGCACCTTCAAAATTATAATCTTTAAAAGTTTCTGAATTTTGAAGAATAGAAATAAGCTTTTGTTTTAATGTTAGAAAATCTGCTTCTAAATATGTGGGGGTAAGATCTATTGTCATGATTCTTCCTATAATTTATAAAGAATATTTGTATATTCTTGGATATTTAAGAAATTTTTAATTTTATACTGCAAAGTTATATCATATGAATTATGATCATAATTAGGAGCAATTAGAAGATCTGTTATTTCGATTCTAGAGTCCCATGCAGTAATAGATGAAAAAAGCTCATTACCTATTTCTAGTGCAGTAATTTCATCTAATGGTTCAAATAAATAATTATATATATTTATAGCAAAAAGAGGCATCATTCTTCTGGATCCTCTCATTGTTCTAAAAATATTATCCAGAGAATTTCTTACTGCATCTTCATTTGTCATATCATTTATATCACCATTATTTTTCTTATCTAATGTGATATCTATATCTTTTCAAATTGCCATAATTACCTACCATTTAGAAATATCATAATATTTACTTACAGTCTTTAAAGACTGCTCAATAGTTTGTTTACTTTCAGCAGCTAAAGAATCTGCAGCAGAATCTAAATCAAGAACATTTTGTTTTAAAACAGAATCAAAATCTGGAATATTATCTAATAGTTTTGAAATATCAAACATTCCAGTATCTCCTAGTCCATTTGTTTCCAAGGTCCCTGTAATAGAAGTTAAAATAGTTTCTATTTTATCAGTTGGGATACAATCATTATTATCTGCTAAACATCCTAAAGTTTTATCAATTTTCTCAAGAAGTTTAGGAATCCCTAGCCCATCAACCAAAGATTTAACATTACCTAAATTTTGCATTAAAGTGCTGACATTTGCTATCCCGTCTATTGACCCAAAAATATTTGAAGAATAAGAGGAAGCATCATTTAATACACCAAATGCAGAGCTCATTACAGAATCTAAACAAGAACCAGTCAAACTTGTTGCTGAATTTAAAACATTACCCAATTCAGAAGAAGATGTGTTTCTTGCACTATTAATCTTACTTTCTAAATCTGTAATACCAACCTGGGTTTTCATAGTATCTAAAGTTTCATTTAAAGTATACACAGCAGTGTTTATTTTACCTGTAGATGTATTAAATTCTGACATTAAAGTATCTATTTTTGAATTTAATGATTCGCATGGAGATAATGTTGCCATATATAATTCCTTAATTTAGATTAATAGTTTCAGCAGTTATATTACAGGTTCCTTTAACTTCGATATCATAATTACCACCAATAACAATTTTCTTATTAGAACCGACTTGATCATATTGATTTGCTTTAACATATGAAGTTTTATTATTGTTAATAGTTTCGTTTTTATCTCGCTCAACTAATGAATAACTATTTTGTTCTGTTATTTCATATTTATTACCAGAGTTTCTAATAACCATATTACCTTCATAATCTATTTCTACATAGGTATTGGAGGGATGAAAAATATGAAGTCTTTGTTTATTTGGTGTACTATCAATCTCAATAACAATCCCTGAGTGAGTTGCAATTACAGTGTTATGTGGATACTCTGGTGCATATGCTGGAGAAGGTTCATTTCAAGTTCCCTTGTTTTGAGCAAGCTCTATTCCAGTTTTTACATTTTCCTTTTTAATATCGAGAATTGTATCAGACCCGTTTTCCCTAAAAAGTCTATGAGCAGAAGGTTCATTTAATCTTCTTACTGTAGGGTATTCTGCATTAGGATCTGTAAATCCAACATCTTCTTGTGAAGGGGGTTCATATCCTTCTTGAAATGATTTTTTAAAATCTGAATCAGATAAAGCAATATCTTTTTCAAAATCTTCAGCCGTTGCAGTAGCAAGCTCTTCTGGCATTTCTTCTTCAGCAGGGGGATTCGTAACATTAGCTTTTGCTAGTGCCATTCTATGTTCTGCTTGATATCTTTGAGTTACACTATTCTTTACTGCGGGACTTGAACTTTTAAAATACTTGTCTACATTTGATCTTTCACTATAACATCTATTAATAATTTCTTCATCTGACATATCATTTGTTACGCCAGCATTTTTCATTATTCTTTCTGCTCCAGCAGGTCCATGTTGAACACTCATAGACCAAATCATATCTTGTACACCAGCACTTCTTTCATTTGCATTAATTGAAGTTGACTGATTTATTTTATTAGCTGCAGTATCATAATAATTAGCTTTTACATATGCTTTTTCATAATTATGGAAATTATCTGCTCCTATTTGGTTTACAGATTGTCTCCATGCTTCTGAATATTCAGGGGTACCTGGTGTTAATCCTTCAAAATTTGCTTGTACTTCAGGAGGTAACGTTGCTACGAAAGGTTCTACAGTTCCTCTATTAGATGCAAACTGATATGATCCATAAGAAACACCACCAGGATCACCTTGGCCACTTGAAACAGCATAAGGACCAGCAGATCCGGATTCTCATCTTTTACTCAAAGATCCGAGTTCACTACTATTTTGGAATTCAATATCATCAGGATTATTTTGAACTCTATCATAGATCTTTTTTGAATTTTCCCGCATTCGTGTTTTGTAATCTACAGAACCTTCTTTAGCATCAGAATCGAACTGTGGGCTTGTTGGCACACCAGGAATTGAAGCAAAAAATCTTGGTTTAAAAATATGACCATTTTCAAAAAATAGAAATACTTGACTTCCTTGAACAGGAACACACCAAGACCCAAATCCAGATACACCGCCCTCCATTAATGAATATGCTGGTTCTGCTCATGGAAGTTCATCTGTAGGAATGCCTTCAAATTGAGTTTTTACTTTTACATCAGTATGAATACCAAAAATTCTAATTCGACATCTTCCCCGTTTTTCTGGGTCATTGTTATCCTCGATGACCCCTCTCCAAATTCCAGAAATCTTTTCTGAACTTGGTTGAAATTCCATTGGATCATTTCTAATCATAGTAACTCCTAATTTGAAACATTTTTATTAACAGCATCTAAAAGCTCTTTGACATCACTTTCTTCGTATCCATTTTTAATACACACCATCTTTTGGGTGAATGCAGGTCTACTATGTGGAACAAAATGATGTGTTATACTTTTAATAAGATATTTACCTTGTAAATTTTTATTATATATTTCATCGGCCCAAATACTAGGCCAGTTTACTTCAATGATTTCTCCGCATTTTCTTTTTTCATGACCTTTAACAGTAAAAGATATACATTGTTGTGTACTATATTTTTTTATCCAAAAATCATTAAAAATATTATCTACAATCTTTTGATCGTTCTCGTTTGTATGTAGATGAAAAGAATTTACATTAGATATATCATTAAATAGAGATTTATTTCCTAATATAGTATGATTTTTTAAAATATCTCTATATAGATATTCCTTTTTAATGAATAACTTTTTAGAATCATTAAATCCAAATCTTGTGCCGCCTGAAAGAAATCTTAATGCAGAATTATCAATTCCCATCATAGACCAGTTTAGAATTTTATTATAAAGGAAAAGATTAGGATCTTCAAATGTATATATTCCATCGTCTTCAGAACTTATCTTCATTAGCTTGGTTTGCTCCAGAAGTGTATTCAGAGTGATCAAATTAGTTCCACTAGTATTATTATAAAAACAATATCCGGTTTTACCAGAGGTGACCCCTGAAGCCCGTTTCATTAACCATTTAATACAGGTACCTAGGTTTCAGTATGGAGAGTAAAACCCTTCAATATATTCATTCGATTTTTCAAACTTGTCTCATGTAGTTACACCCAACATTTTTTCACCAATGTCCTTTACAACATCGGTAATTCTCATTGGTCCCCATGATTTTGAAAATTGAAGAAAATGAACGGGAAAAAACATCTTATCAGTAAAGAATAATTCAATAACATTTTTTCCAGTAGGGTCAACATTTTCAAGTTTATCAACTTTAGATATACTATAGATTCTAAATTCTTTGTCTATTGTTTCTTCTTCACCGTATGAAAGAGCCAATGTTTCATTACCAGTAAGAGGAGCAAATTCAACTAATCCTCTATTATCCTTCATAATAAGCTTACCAGTCATAGACATAGAGAATATATCTTCAATAAAATAAAATTGAATTATATCTGAAGAATCTATAGTTACTAAACCCCTTGCAGTATTAATAACTAATGTAAATGTTCTGACATCTTCTTGTGAATTCATTATGCATTTCCTATATTTCTAATCTCTTTTAGAATATTATATATATAAGAATTTTTTAAAATACGGATAACCTTACCAGGGTATAGCTCTTCAAATGGATTTGTAATATTATTAACAATGCAAATTACCCATCATAGTTGTGGGGTATTATAAAATTTATAACTTATATTATCTAATCAATCATTATTATCTATCTCGTATAATTCATAAAAGGAATTATCATTTAAAGAAGATAAATTTGTTATGTATGTTCTAAATATATTAAGATAATATGTGTTATTTGAGATATCATCTAAAATAGTAAAAAGTTTTAACTGTGATGAATTAGATAAATTTTGTTTAGTATATTCATTATATTGGGAAAGATCCATGATTTACCTCGAAGTCCTTATAATTCCACCCTGACTAAAAGTAGACCTATACAAAGGTTCAATATCTCTAAAAATAATAGTCAAATCACATAAACTATAATAATTATTAATGATTGGACCCTTTCATAATGGAGCAATGTTGATAATTGCTGCATTTTTAACATTTATAATTTCTGATCCTACTGTATATACTTGAAATATATAGGGGAAATTAATTAAAATAGTATCATCAGCCATTTCAGGGCATGTTAATTTTTCAAGTTCTCTAATAGGTTTTACTAAATTATTATATGGGTCTCCAGTCATATCCATCATAGGGATAGTTAAAGAATATTCCAAACGAGTAGAATCCTTATAAACCATAGCTGTATCTACTCTATAAGAGGGAACATCTACTTTAGCAGATTCTTGAACAGCTGATGATACTACTCTTTTGATAGTTTCTGTTGATGCAAAACTCTGACCTTCGTTAGGTTTTAGGCCCCCATATCCACCACCAACCGCATTTTTAACGCCCTGAAAATCTGTAAGTGCTGTGTGAATTTCTCCTACTTTAGAAGAAAGTCTACTTGCAAGACTTTCATACGTTTCCCAGCTATGGGATACGTTTTCCTGTAGTTCTTCTGGTGCACAAAAAGTTCATGTATTTCTATCAGATTCATCAACATTGAGCTGATTTGCTCCACGTGCATATGCGCGTTGTGAAGTCAATTTTTTAGATACAAATTTTATTTTTACTAGATTTGTAAATGGTACTGGGACTAAATCATATTCCATTATAACATTCCTCCCAGAGTTGTTTTATTTAAAAATATCATACCAAAGTTTTCAATTTCATCAGGAGCTTCAATAAAAGTTCCAGATCCTGAACCACCTCTTGAATTTTGTATTGATGAAACATTTACTTGTTGGTTAACAGGTTTTTCTTTTTGAGATTCCTGTTCTCGTTTTCTTGCTTCCTGTTTTGCTCTTTCTTCCATTCTTGAAAGAGACTTAAGCATTTCAACATCTCTTGCTAATTCTCTAGCTTTATTAGAAGAATCAAGTTCATTAACTGTATTAGAAGGAGATTCTACATCTTTAGAAAATAAACCAGATGCTCAATCTTTTGTGTCATTCCAAAGAGACTTAGCTCCTTCTACTGCTTTATCTTTTGTTCCGGTAATACCTTCTTTAATTGAACTAAAAGAGGGCAACATTTCTTTAAGTGAATCAAATGAAGGGATTAATGACAAAATTCAATTCTTAATTGATGTAATAAGATTGTCAGCCATCTCTTTAATTGCTTCTCATGTCTCCAGAAATTTTTCTTTTACTGGGTAGTTCAATACCCAATCTTTAATTTCTAATAGAGAATTTCAAACATTAGATAGAATATTAGGTAAATGAACTGTAAAGATATTAAAGAAACTGTCAATAAAACCTTTGAATGCAGTTTTTAGGGTGTTTGCTGTATCTCCCTCTATACCAAATAAACTTAGTACCCAATCTGAAATCCAACCAACAAATTCAAAGATAGGATCAAAAAATCCTGTCACCATGTTAGTAATACCGGCTTGCATCTTCTCAAAGAAGGAGCCCTCTTTTCCAAAAAAACCTTCAAAGAAATCAATTACAGCCATTACCCCAGTAATAAACCAACCAATGACTGGGATCTTTGAAAAAAGTTTCATAAACCCAACACCAAATCCCTTAAAGAACCCAGCAAAGATTCTAAATTTACCAAAAAAATTTGAAATTGCTAAAAGGGCATTATCTACTCAGCCTCCGAAAAAAGCTCTAATTTTACCAAAAAAATTGGTAAATACTTCTACTATTGGAGACATCTTTAAAAAAGTTAATACGCTTCTGATTCCGGCATATACTACTTTAAAAGGAATTAGAAAATATTCTATGACACCACCAATTCCTGCAGCAATACCCCCAGTGATTGCACCAAGAGCCAAACCAAGAACAACTAGCGGTGTAAAGAATCCGTCATCTTTATCCTTCTTTTCTTTTGGCTTGAACATGTCTCTTTTGTTTCAATCTTTGAAAATTTTAAAAATATTACCCAGAGTTTTTGTTTGCTTCTTTTCCTGATCTAATTGATCTTCTTCAACATCAGAACCAAAGAAAGAAAATAATTTTGAAAAAGTACCAACAGCAATATCCTTGACTCCAGATGCCAATGACTTAATATCATTCAACATAGAATTCAATGCTGAACCCATGATCTCAGTAGTACTAGATTGAATTGTACTAGATACTTTAGAAAAACCATTTCTAAGTTCATCGGGTACATCTGTTATTCGATCATATGCATTTCGAGAAGCATTTGAAACTGCTTCACCAATGCCCTGAACAAATTTCTTAAAGCTGAATGGAATTCTAGTTGAATCTTGTAAGTCTCGTCTTACGTTATCTCTTAATGTATCATTTGCCATATTATCTCCAAAATAAAAAAGGATCTAAAAAATGTTAGAAACACTCTTTAGATCCTTATAGAATCCTTTGGAATTATTCCAAGTGAGCTAAAATTATTTATTCATTTTTAACAATTCGTTTTCTTTTTTCTTATCTCTAATCAACAATGAAAGATATGCAGATCTTTCAAAATCAACTAGTTCGCCAGATTCCATAACACTTATATTAACATATTTAGCTAATTGGTATTGTTCTTCAATTATAGAATTTAAAGTGCAATCCAATGTGAACAATTTAATTATTGAAAAAAATTATTAAGTGGTAGTGAATGTTCATCAACATTGGAACAATATTGACATTTTGTTCTAATGACTAGATCGATTCCAAAATCATTTTCATCAAACCAGTTTTTAAGAGTATCATAATCTACACCAGGTAGATCGCCAACAAACATCATTTTGTCCTTTACAGGAATATTTTCATCAATACCAGAAGGAGATTCAATAGAAACAATGGATTGAGCCAAATTAGCAATAATCATCTCTACTTGTTTTTCAGAAACTGATAGAGATGGATCAATGACATCGTATCCTTCTTCTTGAAGTTTTCTTGTGGGAAATTCAAGATTTAAGACTAGTGCTCCACCCATAACTTCAATTTGTTTATTAATATCCTCTTTTACAGTTTTGATCTTTAAGTCGTTAAGATCAATCTTCTGGATATTGGGGGATTTACATTTCTCACATGTATGAGAATATGTGTGTACAGATCCCTTTGTTAGTTTTCTAATCTCAATAAAAAGGAAATATCTATCCTGGAGAACAAGCTCTTTTACATCCTTATTAACTACGGAAAAATTTAGAATTTCATCTAAAATCTTTTCTCCAAAAATTGGATCGGATTCATTCTCATAAACCAAAAGTTTCTTCATTTGGTTTGTGGTAATAGGTTTAATTTTAATTTTTTCCCCTGAAGAAGGGAGATCCACAATTTTTTCATATACATCTAAATGCTTTTGAAAATTATAACTCACAAAATCTCCTTAATTAACCGATTGTTTCATGTCTAATGTACTTAAATGTGCAATCGAACGTTACAATATCACGCGCGCTGTAATCTAAAGTTAATTCCCCAATTGTAGTAGGCCAAGCACCAATTAGTTTCATTTTATGAACTGGGTTGCCTGAAGTATCAAGCTGCCAAACTTCCTGATCTACCATATAAGTAGCAGGAGCAGCATGAATATTTGTACGTGGATTGTGAATAGCTTCATGCCATCTTAGAAAATCTTTACGCACTTGAGCTTTTGCGTCACATTTGAAAGTTACTGTCCAGTCTTCGAAAGTATGGGTTGCAGCAAGGGGCATAATGTTTCCCTGCCAATGAGTTTCAATAGGATCAATAGTAGATCCAGGCATACTTGACGCATTAACTAGATATTTTGTAGCTTCTGTTCCTAGAGTGCCAAACGGGTTATTCAAATGAATAACAAAAGTATATTGGCGTGCCAAATCAGCATAGTTGCTTCTAAAAGCATCAATGTCAAAACCATTAATTGTCATTTTAAATAGGTCTCCTTGAAAATAGTTTCATATAATTATTTATATAAACTATCTCGTTCCTCTGGAAATAATCCATCTTCATCTAAAACTTTAGAACATTCTGAGCAACAGTATTCCCCAAAACCCATTAAGGTAACTGGTCCATGTGTTTCATATTTATCACTTACACCATTTGAAGTAATTTGTCTTGCACAAACACAACAATATTTTTTACTCATCTTTTAACACCTTTGTTATAAATTCTGCTACACAGCCTTCGTTCTTATCGTAAACAATACCTAACGCGGATTTTACTCCTTTGACATATCCCTTTGAATAATGCCAAGCATCAGTACCACATAGAGAAGGAAGAACTCTAACTTGTACACCATTGTAAACATCTCCCGAAATATATTCAGTCATTTTCTTTCTATGCCAATGGCCAATTTGATACTCATAAAATTCTGATTTTGCTCAATGTTCTTTTGCTTCTCTTGCCATAAGTAAGGGTAAATTAGCATGCTTCTCTTCAGATCCGTGGGACAACCCAATTAATGTAGATCCGTAATTGTAATATTTTCTTAGTGCTGGAGAATTATCTACATTAACATGTTTGTCTAATCTATATCAAGCATATAAAAATTCACCAAGATAGAAACATGTTGCTTTATCATGATTACCGGGAACAATAATAACATCTACATCAGCAATTGCTCTACAATAGTCAATTACTTCAATAAGAGTTTCAGATACTACTCTGAAAACTTTTGTCCAACGTGAATCAGAATCCTGGGGTGTACCAGCAGATGTTTCGTTTCTGATACCATCAAAGTTAAAAAGATCATTTCCAATTGGCATTAGAATTTTTTCAATATTAAGATGAGAAGCTTTATTGAGAAGATCTTTAATTGCATTAAGATAATATTTTTTAGCAATCTTAATATCATAAGAATCCCCTGTTTCCATGTCCCACGCTAATTTAGCAAAATGATGATCTGTAATAGCAATCTCATACATACAAGGGAAAGATTTCTTCTTTCTTTCAATTGGTTCATATTTCTTAGGAAGAAGTTTGTATTGCTCCCTAATAATATCTAATGTAATGTCTTTTAGAATTTTCTTAAAAATAACTTTAGATTGTTTGTTTGTATGGGGAGTAACATTACCAAGATCATCTTTAATAGGAGTTTCCCATTCATTATGAGTAATTCTTTCAATTTGTCAGAAATTTGGATTTAAATTGAATTTTTCAAAAAGATCTTCTTCTGTTACTTCTTCTGAAAATTCTCCTACAAATTCATCATTTGAAAAAACAAGTTCATCTTCATCAGTATAACAAAATTTATTAAAACCCAATTCAACTTTTTCTACATGTCTGCTAACAGTTCCTCAGTCAATACCAAGTTTCTTTGCTGTGGCGGTTTTGTTTTTGTTTTGTTCTATATATACCTTATAAATTTCTTCACTACTATACATTTTTTCTCCTAATTAACAATTGAAAATAATCTTACTTCTTCTTTAGAAGCTAAATCTACCATTACTCCAGAACATGTGATTGTAGTAGATTCTTTATTATTTAATTTAAAAGTTGTACCATGTTGTACAGATTCATAATCTAAGAAAATAGCGGGGAACTCTAATATAACTGGGTTATCTAAATCATTATTTACAATAATATGAAAATCAATATACATAAACTGGTTAAGACCTGTATTAAAAGCACTTTTAATATCGACATGTAATTGAGCTAAAGCACTCTTATTTAAATTAAGAAATAGTTCATTATCATTTTTCACAGTAAAATAATAGGGAGGGGCAACATCAGATCTCCTCTTAATAATTACTGTATCAATATCAACTACAGCATAATCCTTTACATCCTTTCTAACATGTTTGATTGATTTAATATTTAAAAAATATTTTTCCAATGTTGCTTGCAGAAAATTAGAAGATTTTACAAATTCCTTTTCTGAGGGCACTTCAAAAACTAGTCGACCTGGTAAAACTACGCCATCTTCTTGAGAAGAAAAATGTGTAACATTACTTAAGTTAACTCTTGTGAATGTACTCTGATCACAACCCATAAAAAATAGACCCATACAAATTAGACACATAATTTTCTTAAACATAATATTTCTCCTTTTTTATTCTAAACATATTCCACGATACTCACAATAATCACAAAGATTATTTTCTTTTCTTTCAAAATTTTCACATCTTTCAATCTGGTCCACTTGCCAAAGAATTTCTCTCCATGTTTCCATATGGTTAAAATTATTTAATGTATATTCATGTTCCAATTCTACATAAACATATTTCCCTTTAAGATATTTTGGATTAAAAAGTTTATGAGCAACATAGCCATAGACCTCTAATTGGAAATTTGACTTAGGAAATCTTTGTAGTTTCTCAACTGAATCTCCTCCAGTTTTCCAATCAATTACATGTGCCTCATGATCATTATATTGAAACAAATCAATATATCCCATAAAGAAATGTTTAAATCCTTTGACAAGATCAACATCTCCATTTTCAGTAATAGCAAAAGGCTGTTCAACTAATTGTTTAAATTGCATAATATCCTGAAGATAAGGAAGGAAAAAATCACCTTTAACAAATTTAACTGCTAAAGACAATTCTTTCAAATATTCCTGTTCAGTCATTTCCTTAAATTCTGGTTTTTGAAATTTAGTTTTATTTCGTTTAAGAACATGTTCAACAATTGAATGTCAAAGTTTTCCCTTTTCAAAGTGTTTTACTGAAATATTTACTTGAGGTTTAATGATATATCTTCATTCAAACTTCTTAGGGCACTGTTGAAAACATTCAATTTTAGATACTGAATATGGTAGGTATTTATACATTTAGTTCCTCTCCAATAAAAACCCATTCCTTGTAGAAGACAGATTTTCTACAAAATTTCCCAGCTAAAAGACAAAGATGATCAAAATCTTTTGCTGTAATTACAACCACATCATAATCATGAGTTCCAAATTTAAATGCTTTTATTTTGTATCTTTTCATAATTAAATTGCGGGGTTCTTAATTTCCATCCAATGGGTGGGCCAATCTATATAATGTGAATTCTGTTCAGTATATTCTTTTCTTTTTCTTTCAAACGTATATGCTTTAAACACATCTGGTAAACGTTTATTTTCTTCTTTGTCTCGATCAATTAATAATATATTTTGAGAGCCGCCAAAATAAAGAAGAATATGCTTTACATTATCCCCTGGATAAAAATCTTTAACACTATGCCAAATCATTTTCTTTCTCCTTTTTTAAATTTTATATTTTTTAAAATTTGAAATTCTGAACAATTAAGAGTAACTTCATCAATTAAAATAAGTTTAATATCATTTGTTGAATACATTTGATCATTACAAAACCTATCAAGCAATTTTCTAATTTCAATTCCTATCTCTTTAGAAATTTCAATAGCTTCGGGTGTATAAGTCTCATACCTTTCATTAAACAAAGATTTCATTTTTCGTTCCTTATATAAATAGTTAAAAAACCAAAATTTGTTTTCTATAAAGAGATATATAATATTAAAATTAGGTTGTAAACAAACGATTAGATCATCCAAACATATTTTGAAGTATCAGACTGGTTCCAAGACGAAAGTCTTGAACAAGTTGTTTGACGACTTCAGAACAGATCTGTCTTGGTATATTGATCTAATCATTTCAAGTCAGCTTCCACTAACCAAGTTTATGTCTTCTAAGGATCTTCCATCAGGAATCATTACTCATTCCCAATGGAAACAAATTCTTTATAAGACGGCTTCTGAAATAGTCAGGTCTCAATACAAACAAGCCTCTAATAGAAGATTTAAACACTATAAGAAATTGTTTCATAAGTGTATTAGTGCAAATAAACATTGTTCTTTCACTGACAAGAGATTTAGTGAACTAAACCTCAAGCCAATTCACCAATCTAAGTTCTTTAGTAAACCCGATTTGAAGAATTTCTCCATCACATTAGATTCAAGATTGATTGATTTTCAATATGGGCTTCATTTCGATGAATTTGTAAGAATCAAGACCCCATTATTTCATGAATCTAAGAAACGAGCTATTACAATCAATGTCCCTATTAAACATCATAAGCACAGTCGAAAATTCGATTCTTGGGAACGAAAGAACTCAGTTCGATTAACACTAAAGAACAATATAATGAATCTTGAATTGATCTACGAGAAAGAAGCACCAGCACTAAAGACCAATGGTTCTGTTCTTGGAATCGATCAGGGCTATAAGAAACTAATGTCTTGTTCAGATGGAACATTTCTTGGTTCTGAGATGGAATCAATCTACAAATTCATTTCCAACAAGAAGCAAGGTTCCAAATCCTTCAAGAGGGCACTGATCCATAGGACCAATGAAACCAATCGAATTTGTAATTCACTAGATCTTTCAGATGTCAAAGAACTTGTGGTCGAAGACCTAAAGAACCTAAAACACAAGACAAAATTGTCAACAAATTTTATGAACAAGATGCAGCGCTGGGTTTACCCAGCAGTACTAAGCAAACTTGAATCCTTGGCTGAAATGAACGGTGTTCATTTCACGAAAGTGAATCCTGCTTATACTTCACAGACTTGTTCTAATTGCGGATGTGTGGACCCTGAGTCTCGCCAAGGCGAAGACTTCAAGTGTTTGCATTGTGACCATGAGATTGATGCAGATTGAAATGCATCGATCAATATTGCCCGTTTGGGAATTTATAGTTCCCAAAGTCCAAAAAGCTAATTTCAATGATTTTAGTAACTATCTATCATTAAGTTCTTATTTTCCTCTTCATATAAATAGTTAAAAACCATGGAGTTTGACAAAAATGTTAGATAAATCGCTCTCACAGTGTTTTGATATTGATGCTGCAAAACAGGAACTTAATGATGTTAAAAATCAATTGGATGAAGATGTAAACAATCCTAATGAAATTCTTCGCTCAAATATTGAACGTGCAGAAAGATTATTGGATAAAATTGAAACCGAGTGAGATGTGGGCACCACAAATGCAACTATTAGACTTGTTGAAATAGCAGCCAAATTGATTGATTGTATAACCTCTGCTGCAAACAGTATGTTAGCTAATGATGTTAGTTTGGAAACTACAAATCAAAAACAGGAATATTTGGATCTTAAGAAATTAGAATTTGAATTAAAGAAGAATAAAGAAGATAAGGTGTTACCATCAGGAGATAATAACACCTATAATCAAAATAATATTATTTTAACATCAAGAGAAGACATTTTGAAGTTAATGAAATAAATAATTTATATAACACTTAAGGAGGTGAAATAGTTTTAGTTTAATTTCTCCAGATAATTATTTATTAAAATATAAGAGGTAAAACTTGAAAAAAAAGTATATTTTGGATACGAATGTATTAATGGAAGATCATTTATCTATTGAAATTCTCAGGAACGGTGTTGAAAATGAAATCTATATCCCTAAAACTGTATTAGATGAATTAGATGGTCTGAAAAAGAATGTTGCCAAGAGACAACAAGTTTTTAGAGTTCTTGATGAACTTGAAAAACATAAAGATTATATTCAAATTTTAGATACTCTTAGTTACGAAGAAAGATCTGATAATAAAATTTTAAATGAAATTCAAAATCTTCAAGACAAAGAAAAATATACATTTGTAACAAATGACAGATTATTCAGATTTAAAACAGAGAAAGCCGGAATTAATGTGGAAGAATATAAAGCCTCGAATCCCTTTATGGTGGATTCTGAGAAATATTCTGGATTCATTGAACTATATAATGAGAAAGGGAAAATAGAAGATTTTAATAAATGACCCAATTCATTTCATTTTTCTGAAACTGGAAAGTTAATGTACTATTCTGGTAAAGAGAAAAAAGTGTTTGAGGTCCCTGAAACATTAGAAGTATGAAAAATTAAGGGATGAGATGTTTATCAAAGAGCTCTCATTCAATTGCTACTAGATGATGATGTTCTAGTAACCTCAGTAATGGGAAATGCTGGTTGTGGAAAAAGCTTGATCGCGATAGCATGTGCATTACACTTGGTTTTACAGGAAAAGAAACATAAGAAAATTTATATCACAACTTCAAATGTGGAAGCCACTGAGGAACTTGGGTTCAGACCTGGTGATGTAGATGAAAAGTTTTCCCCACTGATTAGACACATGAAAGAACTGATTCTGAAGTTACACGAGATTAGACCTGCAAATAAACTTTTTGTGGATCCAAGTGTTCAGATCAATAATTTAGAATTTAACCCAAGAGTTATTGAGTTGATCCCGTTAAACTTTCTCCGCGGAGCAACCCTCGAAAATGCCGTCGTTATCGTCGATGAACTCCAGAATCTTTCAAAAACTGAACTTAGAACATTAACAAGCAGATGTGGTGAGAATGTGAAGTTTATCGCCACAGGTGATTTAAACCAGATTGATAATCATCATTTAACCAAAGAAAATAATGGACTAAATTGGATTGTAAAAGCTTTTCAGGGTGACAAGAGATATGGTCACCTAAAGATGAATGGAAAGAGAGCTAGGGGACCTATATGTGAAATGACGAATGAGAGGTTCCAAAATTAAATTTTTATAAATAATATAAAGATAGTTTTTAACGGAGAAGTTATGAAATCACTATTAGAAAGAATTGAATTATTTGTAGAGGAAAAAGATTCTGAATACCAAAAGTTCTTTAAGAAAAAACTTAAGGAATATGGTGTTGATGAGCCTGATGAATTAAGTAAAGAAGATAAGAAAAAGTTTTATTCTGAAATCGAAAAAGAATGAGATAAAGAAGACGATCATGTCGATGAGTCTGAAGACGAAGATAAAGAAGAGTCAGACGATGAAGAAGACGATGAAGAAGACGATGAAGAAGACGATGAAGAAGACGATGAAGAAGACGATGACGATGATGACAATCTTGACGAAGCAGCTGATCCTCTTGTCAAATTAAATAAAAAGAAGGCTGCCCTAGAAAAGAAAATTGAAGCTAAAAAAGATGCCTTGAGTTTGGCTAGAGAACGTAGAAGAATGAAGGGTAACAGTAAAGGGGTCCAGGGGGATAGAGAAATTAAATTATCATCTGAGATTTCATCTTTGGGCCAAGAGCTTCATATGATTAATGCTGAAATTAAAAAATTAGAGGGCAAGTAAATGTTGTTTGAAGAATACTTAGATGAAGAAGAATATCTTGAGGAACTTAACGAACTTCTATTTGACTTTATAGATTCTTTAGATCTAGAGAGTCTTTCTGATGAACAAAATGAAAGACTCGATGACCTTCTTGAATTCATCACTGATATGGAAATTGAATATTCAGACGATGAAGAATCCGATGATGAGGAAGAAGATCTAGAAGAAGCTGTAAAGAAAAGAGTTGTTCGAAAAGGAAAAATTATTCGCAAGCTTATTTGTAAAAAGGGGTTCAAAGCAATGGGCTCGAAATGCGTACGTATGGCGGCCTCAGAAAGACGACTTCGTAAGAAAATGGCTAAAAGATCTGCTAAAAAAAGAAAAACCAAGAAATCAAGCATGCTTAGACACAGGGCTAGATCAATGAGATTAGCCAGAAGAATTCATTAACCATTAGCTAAATAATAAAATTTAAGAAGGTCTGTCGAAAGATGGACCTTTTTTGCTATAAATAATTATATGAGTTACATGCATAATCAATTTAATCCAAATAAACATACTTTATATAATCCTGTAAACCCCCAAAAATATATGGGAGACGTTTCAAAGATTATAAGTAGATCTTCTTATGAATGAAACTTTTATAGATGATTGGATACTAATGAACAGGTTCTACAATGATGCTCTGAACCAATTGGATTACCTTATGTAGATTGAACTGGAAAACAAAGAAAATATTTCCCTGATATTGTTTTTAAATGTAAGACACCAAGTGGACAGGAAAAGATCTATATGGTAGAAATTAAACCATTTAAGGAAACGATTCCACCTGTTACCAACAGTAGAAAAAAAGCTAAAACCCTATTACATGAAAAACAGACCTGGGAAACTAATATTAGAAAATGGGAAGCTGCAAAAAGGTATTGTAAAGCTAAAGGATGAGAGTTCAAATTAATTACAGAAAAAGAATTAGGCATGGGAAGATAATCTAATGGCAATAAAAGATGATATAAAAAATATATTATTTAATAAAGGAAATCAAATACATTATAAAAATATTAAAAAGCTTGATAATGAATATAAATGATTATTGGATCGAATTTTAGATAAAACAAAATTTTTAAATAATATAAATCCAACAATTAAACAGCGAATTTGATATATTTTAAATGAAGTATCTGAAGTTGTTATGTGTAAGAATTGTGGTAAAGTTCCTCCAAAATTTAGAGAACGAGGATTAATTCAAGAAGAATTTTGTTCAAGAAAATGTATAGGGAAATATCATCTTAGTGGGGAAAAACATTATTATTTTAAAAATAAAACTATACCATATGAAGCAACTTTAGAATATATACAAATACATGGATATGATAAAATAGAAGGGCTAGAATGAAAACTAAACCCTAATAACTCCCTATTAATTCTTATAAAATGTCACCAATGTGGGAAATGGTATACACCAAAGATATGGGAGTTTGTTAATAAAAGGGGTGTTTTTTGTTGTAGTGAAGAATGTAAAATAAAAAATCCATTATTTTCTTTAAATGGAAAAGATGGTGTAACGTTTCCGCATAAATGAAAAGGAAGAAGAGAATGAGCTTGGTTTGATACATATTCTCCTAAAATTTCTTTTTGCGAAGAAACAAAAAAGGAAGAAGAAACTGGAGCGTTGCTAGTAAAATGTATTCAATGTAAAGAATGATTCAGACCTAGTTTTATTCAAGTTCTGCAACGTTTAAATGGTTTAAATGTTGGCAAAGGATATTTTTATTGTAGCGATAATTGTAAAGAAGTATGCCCAACATTTGGAAAAAGAAAATATACATTGGGACATGAACCATATGCCCAATTAAATATACAGAATGAAATAAAACAGATTGTTTTTGAAAGAGACAATTATACATGTCAAATATGTGGAAAAACAAAAGAAGAATTGGGAAATGTTCATTTATGCTGCCACCATATAGATCCAATAAAGAATAATCCAGTTGAAAGCGCGGATGTAGATAATTGTATTAGTGTATGTAGAACCTGTCATAATATGATACATAGTAATAATTGTAATTATGGATTTCTAAGTACTTGTAAAGAACAATGATAAAGGAACAAAACTATGGCAATTAAAATATCGCTTACCCATAAACATGGCAATATTACAATGAGATCTGGTGAATTCTATACATTCAATTACACTGGATTCGCTCATGATCCTAGACCTCATATTCTTTTTATTAACAAAATTTCAGGAATACATCCCAAGTCAAATCATGAGCATCACTATATACAGGGCATTAACCTGACATATATCCCTAGACAGGACA